GCTAATGGGTATGTTTATTTATGAGATATTGAAGGGGTTTCTATGACTTTAAAACATAATATTTGGTATGTTGACAAAGAAGGTCAAGATGTAAAAATGTTTTGTAATGAAACAGATGCTCTTGATTGCCTGGCGGGCCTGCCTGTTGATGAAGGATGGGTGGTTAAAAAGAATATGAATAAGTTTTTAGGTATAGATATGGAATGGGCTGATTAAAATGATTTTAGAATTTGCCAGTATGCCACTAATTCAACCCATACCGCTAAAGACTAGAGGAGCGGGCCCATTTATGATGATATGGGTTTGGCTGATGCAAAGTAGAAAGTGGCTAGTCGCAGAAGATTGGCACTATGCTATTAATGGAGAGGCTTTCGTAATTCCGAAAGGTTTTAAGTTTGATGGAGCCTCTATTCCTAGAATTTTTTGGTTCTTATTGAATCCCATAGGATTATTACTAATACCAGGACTTATCCACGATTATGCTTACAAATTTTCAAAATTGAAATTTAAGACTGGCGAGGATGGGCCTTTTATGACTAGAACTGAATGCGACATGACCTTTAGGGAAGTCGCTATAGCAGTAAATGGATTTAAATTCATAAACTGGGTTGCCTGGTTTATGTTATTTATATTTGGAGGATTTGCTTATAGTAAGCACAGACGCGGCGATCGTTAATCGCCATTATTTAATTGGAGTTAGAACCCATGAATTATGAAATTGAACTAGCAATAGAAACATTAGCCCGACAAGCAGAGAATTGTGAAGGGAAGGCGGACGAGGCGATGAAGTTCGCACAAGCCGCTCTAAATTTAGCCCATGCCGTATCAATGCTTGGCAATAATCAAAGAGCAGTAGTTGGAGACGCATATGCCAAAAGGTAGAGGAACATACGGTTCAAGGCGTGGTCGGCCCAAGAAGAAGCCTAAGAAGAAATAATGTCAGAAGATTATACTAGAAATGAAGTGCAGGTAGACTTAGATCGGTATCAAGAGATGTTACGCAAGATCGACGAGTTGGAAGATGCTGCGGCTGCAGGAGAAGCGCCCCCGCCTCCTAAATATCAAGGAGTGAAAGACTTCGCTGCAGCCGTAGACTCTTGGAGGATTTTCCCAAGAGTTTTTATAACAACTTACATCTATCTACTGTATATGAGTGCTACGTGGTTCATGGGGCTAGAAGCTCCAACAATGGAACAAGCGGGGTTAATATCAGTGATAGTAGGAGCAGGTGCAGCATGGTTCGGTTTATACGCAAATACAGGATCTTCCAAGGAGTAGTATTAGTTTTACTACTGTCTGCCTGCTCTGGTACTAAGATATATTTTAATGAGCCCGGATATTATGGTAATCCATATCATCCGTACTTTCGTAGCAATAGATGCCATAGTTATTACTATAACTGTAGCTACCCATACTGGTAACTATAATGACAGTAGAAATTAGTCGGAAAGATATAACTTCCGATGAATTATTAGATTTGCAGTCTGAGACACGCTTTCTCAAACTTCCAGTAGTTCCGTACTTGGAGTTACTCGGCATAACACCGTTATCCTCACAGGTAGCGATTATTAACGCTATAAATAATCCTAAGTATAGGTTTATTTGTGCAGCATTATCAAGGCGTCAGGGAAAGACATACATCGCCAATATAATAGGACAGTTAGTATCATTAGTTCCGAACTCTAATATACTTATCATCTCACCCAATTATGCGTTGTCTCAGATTTCTTTTGATTTGCAAAGAACTCTTATTAAGCATTTTGATTTAGAAGTTAGAAGGGATAATGCAAAGGATAAGATAATAGAACTATCTAATGGTTCAACAGTTCGGATGGGGTCTATAAACCAAGTAGACTCAACTGTGGGTCGCTCTTATGATCTAATCATATTTGACGAAGCCGCACTATCTGCTGACGGTCGTGACGCTTTCAATGTAGCACTACGTCCTACACTAGATAAAGTTAATTCTAAAGCAATATTCATATCTACTCCGCGTGGTAAGAGTAATTGGTTCGCAGAGTTTTATGATCGAGGATTTAGCGACGATTACCCACAATGGGCCTCTATACGGGCTACATATAGGGATAATCCTAGAATGAGTCAATTAGACATTGATGAAGCTCGTAAGACTATGAGTGAAGCAGAGTTTAGACAAGAATACGAGGCTGACTTCAATACTTATGAAGGTCAAATTTGGAACTTCGATGTAGAAAATTGTATTGCAGACTTAAAAAGTATGGATACTTCTAAGATGGATATGATTGCAGGTATGGACGTAGGATATAGAGATCCAACTGCATTCTGTGTAGTAGGGTATGATTGGGATGATGAAAAATTTTATTTATTTGATGAATACCTGGATGCGGAACGAACCACTGATAAGCATGCTGCAGAGATACAGAAGTTAATTCAAAAATGGAATATAGACTACATTTATATCGACTCTGCAGCGCAGCAAACCCGTTTCGACTTCGCACAAAATTTTGATATATCAACCATCAATGCGAAAAAATCTTTGACCGATGGAATTGGACATGTCGCTTCGATTGTTGATAACAAAAATTTAATTGTGGATCAGAGATGTGAACACACTTTAAAATGTTTGGACCAATATCAGTGGGATCCAAACCCTAATTTAATAAGAGAAAAGCCTAGGCATAACTTTGCGTCCCATATGGCAGATGCTATAAGATATGCCTTGTACTCCTTTCAAACTGTGTCTAGCGGATTTTAAAACTACATAGTTGAAAATAGTATTTGACTTAAAACCTCAACTTCGATATAATTTTGGTAATAAATAATGATTGAGCTAAAAAGAGATCTTGTAAAATATATTAGAGATAGAGCAAAATCAAAGTATAAAAAAGGCACTAAATGTTACATTTGTGGTGAATCCGCTAAATTGGATTTTCATCATTTTTATAGTTTAAGTCCTTTATTGCATAGATGGATTAAAAAACAGAGAAAGAATCCTGAGGAGGTGCTGGAGTTTAGAGACCAGTTTATACTGGAGCATCAAGCACAGCTCTATGAACATACAGTGACTTTATGCCATGAGCATCATTTAAAGCTACATTCTATTTACGGTAAAGATCCTTCACTAGCTACTGCTAAGAAACAGGAAAACTGGGTAGAAATACAGAGAAATAAACATGGCATGGTATGATAGATTATTTGGGATAGATCGAGAAGAGAAGTTGAATCCCGCTCAAGAGCTCTATAATCCTATAGTAGATGCAAGTCGTGAACCAATTGTTAAATACGAACGAGCCTACGAAGAATTAGAGATAGTAAATCGTGGCGTCAATATGATAGTTGACGATACGGCTGAGATCAGAACAAAAGTCGGTCCTGCTATTAAAGGTAGGAGTATAATTAAAAATATTAAAAGATCCAAAGTTGATCTTTTAGTAAACCAAGAGCCAAACCCGTTTCAAGACATAAATACATTTCGTCGGAATCTGGTTATAGACTTTATTTTAGATGGCAATATTTTTGTTTATTATGATGGAGTACATCTGTATCATCTTCCATCAGCTAAAATGATAATTAATACAAGTAAAACGACTTATATAGAAAGTTTCACTTTCCAAGACAAGATTACTTATAGTCCGTCAGAAATTATTCATATTAAAGAGAACTCGTTCTATTCTATATACCGAGGAGTTCCTAGATTAAGTCCTTCATTGCGTACAATGAACTTGATGACAAGCATGAGAAAGTTTCAAGACAACTTTTTCAAAAATGGGGCAATACCAGGACTTGTACTAAAGAGTCCTAATACTTTATCAGAAAAGATTAAAGAGAGGATGCTACAGTCTTGGAGCACCCGTTACCGCCCTGATGCAGGGGGTCGAAGACCTTTAATCCTGGATGGCGGAATCGAAGTAGATTCGATTTCAAATGTGAACTTTAAAGAATTAGATTTTCAAAGTTCTATAACAGAAAATGAGAAAATCATTCTTAAGTCTCTAGGAGTACCTCCGATACTTCTAGATTCAGGAAACAATGCAAATATACGACCTAATATGAGGTTGTATTACTTAGAAACTATACTACCTATAGTAAGAAAGATAAACTTTGCATATGAAAGATTTTTCGGATTTAAACTAGAAGAAGATGTAACGAACATTCCAGCGTTACAACCAGAATTGAGAGATCAATCTCAGTATTATACTTCTCTAGTAAATGGTGGAGTTATTACACCGAACGAGGCAAGAGAGGCAATAGGCTTTGAGCCTATTGAAGGTAATGATGATCTACGTATTCCAGCTAATATAGCAGGAAGCGCAGCAAATCCAGATGAAGGTGGTGCACCTGTACAAAATGAGGAAGAAGAAGTAGAACCCTCCTTACCACCAATAGAGGTAGAATAATGTCAACTAGTATGCAAAAGAAGAAAATGTTAAAAACTTTGTCTGATTATTATA